ACGATCTGCTTGAACGTCCGGCCTGCCACCTGGACACCCATAGCCTCGGCGAACTCGCGGAGCCGATAGACCGCATCCTTCGTCATGAAGAAGGAGTAGTTCTGGAGGCGATTGTTCCAGTCCTCCGGCAGCCGGCTCTGATCCACGTCGGACATGGCAGCGAGCGGCTTCAATTCCAACTCGATGAGGGGGGTTTTCTTGTCATTTTGCGCCTGCCCTGGCGTGTGTTTCAAGATGAGGAAGCGATAGGTGCCGCTAGGGAACGGCGGCGGCCGAACTGCAGTTTCGGCGCTCATATTCATGACATCTTCGAACGACATTCTCTTTCTCCTGCCCTGAGGTTGCGTTACGCCGCTGGCTGGGCTACCGACGGCGCCACCTGGACGGTATCCAGGAAGCGGAAAAACATTGCGAGATCAGCTTTCATTTCGCTTGGAACGACAGAAGGTGCTGGAGTTTTCAGGTCGAGTGCTGCCGTCATGCGAGTGTGCATAACGACTTCGATCTCCCCCTTCGGGTCCTTTCGCTTTTCCAGGCTCAACATCGAGTTGAAGAAGCGTGGGACCTTTGGAGGGAGCTTGGAGCCGAGAGCGAGCGGGAAGCCTTTCAGGGAGCCCTGCTGCTCTGGCGAGCCGGTGAACATGATGTGGCTGTTGACCACGACGTTACAGGTGGTCATGTCAGAGAACACTGTCTCGAGATACTTCTCTACCATGTCCATCGCGGTGCCGTAGTCAGGAATGGTCGCCCGGTCGAAGTGGTTGTTCATCGCCTGGACGTACCGCAGGCACGCATCACCGAAGAAGCCTAGGGTATCCAGAATGAGCACGTCCTTCGTGCCCCAGGTACGAGGCGTCCCGAGGTTACCGCTCTTCTCGACCCATCCTTTGGAAAGGTCGCTCATGGCTGTCATGGCTGCCATAGGGATACCGTGCTCTGCGGAGAGCGGCTTGTCGGTATACGTCTTGACGAGGACGTTCTGTCGCTTGTTCACCGGGAGAATGCCCGGATCGAGGAGGATCTCGATGCCTGCGTCAAAGTCCTGTACGAAGCAGCGGTAGTCCGCCTTGGCGAGGGAGCCGATCAGGGCCGTCTTGCCGGTGCCGCTAGGCGCACACATTAACACCTTATGTGGGTGTGGCTTCACTGACATATCTGCGAGTGAGGTCATGGCTGTGCCTTTGGTGGATGGTTCGCCCTGATCCACTCGTCGGCCTCACGAGCAGCATCTAGGTACTCTTGTGAGGGGTCCTTCGTGATCTCCTGGCCGGGCCGATAGGACGCCCAGATGCGCTCGCGGATAGCGAAGGGGAGCTTTCGCCAGTGCGGGTTGCAGCCCCAGTACTTCGGAGCGACTGTGACCTGACAGCCGGGCCAGTGGCACAAGTGCAAAGGGTTAGGCGGTGTCACAGCTGCTCTACCTCCTCCATCATGATGTTTGAGAACTCTTGTGCTTCTTGAGGCGTCCCCTTGTTCCAGGGCCGGAAAGCGAGGAGCCGGCTCGGCTCGGGGAAGTTGCCAGAGAACTGGAGCGCCCGGTCGTCGATGATCAGGTAGGCCATTGGCTTAGCTATCGGCCATTGGAGACGCTCTCGGTACTCGGCCTCTAGCCCGTTGTCAGCGAACCATTTCTGGATCGCTTCCACGCCGCCCGGGTGCGCGCTTCGGCCGCTGAAGATCGCCACCTCGAAGTGGTCAAGGGCTTCCCGAATGAAGTTGAAGGCCCCGGGCACAGGGCCGTCAGCGATGTTCAGCACGTCGGTCCAGCCACTCGTATAGAGGTGGATGACCCCATCGAAGTCAAGGCTGAGAAGGGGCTTCTTCCAAGGCATTAGCTGCTCCAATCGTCCGCACCGCTGCGGATCTCCAGGGGGTTCCATTGCTTCTTGATGAAGTGTTGCTGTAGGATCATCGGCCGGATGCTAGGGTCCTTTGAGCAGACGCCCCGGAACTGGCATCCAGCATACTTGTGGCACGACGACTCGTTGAGTGGCCATTGCTTGTTACCGTAGCGGAGAGCGTAGCCCTGGGCAATGTTAATCCACTCTAACGTGTTAGCGAGCCATTCGTCGAGCTGGGCCTCGGTCCTCGGAGCGATATGCCGGTGGACGCGAGTGAAAGTGACGGCCACCTGACAAGCATCCACTATGATGCCGGAGACGGGCTTGTCGATCAGGACCTTTCCGGCCGTCAGGTACCCGGATGTCTGCGCGTCGATAGAGTACTTGATGAAGTACCACTGGCCCAGCGTAGAGGTCGTGTGCTTCCGCTCCTGGATGAACGTTTCTCCAGCGAACTCACAGATCTTGTCGATGTGCCCGCAGTAGATAAAGGCATCGCCGTCCGGGCTTGTCAACGGCAGCATGAAGCGGAAGCTGATTTCTAGGGCTGCTTCCCCGCTCTGAAGTCGGACAGTTTTGAGGGGGTCGTTGATGGCAAACTGCTCGGTGTACCAGATGATGCTTCGGACGAGGGTTTGCCGCGTCCGGTTGGAGTCTCCGTGCCAGAAGATGAGCGTTTCCGTGGCACCTTCTGTTCCTGCAGGGACCTCACGTATGCCTCCATCTGGGAGCAGTAATCCATTAACTCGGCGCACAGTTTCGCGGAGGGCTTGGGCAACGACGAGCGAGAGCGACGCATAGTGGTCTGTTCCTTTAAGGCGGTGCCGGTCATAGGCTTCCAAGTAACGATGCAGGAGGCCACCGAACACGAGGGGAGGGGCAGTGTCTTTTGGTATCCAGCCTTCGATGATGGCTAGCTGGTACTTGCGCGGGCATTCCTTCAGCAGGGACATGGATGAGTTGTCCCAAGCGTGCTGGACGAGCGGAGCGGTCGTGCAGAAAAGCTGCGTGCTAGGTGCCTCGACTGGCATCAGCGTTCTCCTTCTCGAGCTGGCGCCTCAAATGCCTGGCCGCGTGCTCGATCTTCCAGCGCCGATCCGCCGTCCAGTGTACTGTGGTACAGAGGTTCTCGATCTCCCGAAGCACTTTCAGAATATCTGTCAGCGAGGTGAGTACTGTCTCACGCATTCTTAGGCGGAGGTTCTGGCTGTTGGTTTCCATCGAGGGCCTCGATTTCCTTAGCGATCTTCAAAGCAACAGTCGCGGCCTGTCGGTGCTGTGCGAAGATGCTCGCCGACCGGACGTAGCGCTGAGCGAGCGCCTCGCTCGTTGAAGCGTGCTGTCGAGCGATAGCAGCGGCCTGTTTGATAGCAGCTATGCGCTCATCAGGATGTGCACCAGTGCAAGTCTCAGTGACGTGCAGAGCCTTCGCTTCGCGGTCGGTGATGCCACAGCGAGAACACATAGACTCGCCGTGGCCGATGTTGCTGGACACCCAGAGGTGCTGTAGACCGCGCATCAGCGGCTGACCTTGATAAGGATGTAGACCGGGGCCGGCTTCGGCTCGCTGGTAGAATACAGCGCGCCCTGGGCGAGGTCTAGAGCGTCGGAGAGCTTCTCACCGAGCGGGCCGGCATCGTTACTGAGCCAGTTCCGGACATCTTCTACGTTCGTCTCGAGCAGATAGTCGGGTTCTTTCATCAGAAGGCTCCTAGGGCATGAAGAGCGAGGAAGATGACGAGCCAGACGATAGTAACTGCGATCGAGCCGCGCCAGAACCAGTACCACTCGAACGCATTGTTTGGAAGGATAGATTTCTGCATCTCAGATATCCAGGTTGTCGATGGAAAGAGAGGCATTAGCAGCCTTCTTCGCATCGATGTTAGGGTCTCCGTTTTCCTTCTTTTTCTTCCTGAATTTTCCTTCCGCTTCCATTTGCTGGAAACGATGACGCTCCGCTCGAAAGTAGTCGATGATGCTACCAAGATCCTTCTGCGTTATCAGCAATGGATCTTTTCGGAACAACTCTTCCAGGCCGTCCTCAGTCACCTGGGCGAGGATCGGTTCCGGGACTGGGCCGCTCGGCAGTTCGGACATCTTTCTCTACCTTTCTCCAGTCGATGCGGGCGCTGTAACAGGCTTGCAAAATGCTGATCGCGTCGAGATGTGCGTACTCTGGCGGGACCGTCACGAGCCGCCAGGTAGGCAAGCGCTGGGTCTGTTGCTGCGTGTATAAGAGTTCCTTCTCGATGACGGTCGGGTACTCTTCACCGCTTAGTTTCTGCATGACCTGAATGACCCAGGTCACTGAGGCGACACCAGGTCGCTTTCTAGCGGCCCGAGGTCTGGAAGCTGAATGTCTGGTGACCTGGCGCGTAGCGCCTCTGCCGTGCGGTCGTCCAGGAACTTTAGCTGCCGCTCGATCAGGGCAGCTAAA